AGCAAAGAATGTATCTGCGTACTTCAATGTTATTCTATATTTATTTAATTTTTTGTGTTTCTTGGTGATTGTATCAACTTCTGTAGATAAGATTTGTACAGGTCTTAAATCCCAATATATCTTATCTTGTCTATCCATAGGTGATATAAAGTTTTCTTTTACCTCATATACTTGTGGTGAATAAAACATTTGTTCTAACCACTGTCCTACTGGTACTGATAAATAATCTGATTCTAATACTATCTCTCTATCTACATCTGTTCCAAATGTTTTAACTGAACGACCAACATTAAAGTCAGGTCCTGCTAAGTCTGTTGAAAAATATCTACTATCGTATGATTGTGTTTTAATTTTCTTTGTATCTTGTCTATATGACTTGAATGTAAAATAATCATATCCACCTTTAGAATTTAAGAATGATAATCTTGTATTCTCAGGTTGACAATTATTATATAAATAGAAATAGAACATTTCACTTACAGGTCCGACTGGTCCGTTTGTTAATCTATCTCCACTATTTGTTGGAAATGAATAGAATAATTGAACTGTATAATAAGCAACGTTACTAAATGATTGTCCTGTTAAGAATAGGTTTTGAATATCCGCCGGTCCACATGGTAACGCAAATGGTTGTAATGTATCTGTATAACCTGTTGGTGATGCGTATGTTGTTCCACTAAAGTTAAGTTGTTGATTCCAAAGACCATTTGTTACTAATCTTGTATTAGTACTATCATATAAAGTAAAAACTGCGTAGTCTGCTTCTATAACCATTCTATCTCCTGATTGTCCGTTTAAGTAATATAATACATAATTTTCATCAGGTTGTATATACTGAATACGTGGTGCGTCAGTTAAAAACCTTGCAGTCTCACTCATTTCAGGAAGGGTAGGATAATCCATCAAGTATTGAGACATAGGTGACAATCGTCTGTAAATGTCCAATGTGTTGATTGTTAAACCTGTTCCCATCACCGTTCCAATTTCTTGATCAAAGTTTGGTAGGATATATTTGTCTGATCCCATTTGGAATTGACCACCAACGTAATCAAAAAACTCTCCTGTGTTTGTAAATCCACTTGCAGTAAATCCTGTAGCGTTTATACAGTTAGGAATGTTAGTATAGTGATTCAAATTGTTTGTTGGTGAACCTGTATATTCTGTTACCGTTGCTCCTGTTGAATTAGTATATCTATAACCATACTTAAAATTAGCGGTAATAATATTTGGATACTGATTATTAATGTTAATCGTATTTGTTGTTTGAAACCAATCATTCTTCCAATAGTATTGAAAGTGTTCTGATTCAACAAAATTAGACATATAGTTATATGGTCTTAAGTTGAAATAATATATATAATCACCACCTGAAGGTGTTACATTAAATGGTACAAGAGACATACGTCCCACCTTAGTTCCATCACCATATAAATCTACATCAATTTCCATTGACGGTTCAAATGTGTCTCCTGTTAAAACAATATTATAGTTCCCACCTCTTTGATATACCATGTCGGTTGATCTTCTAAGTTGGGTATTATTGTTTAATCCGTTTGCGTATAATTGTTGGTATCCGAATGTTGGCATATTATAATCCTTCTATTTTTGTTAACAAATCATCGTAGGTTGCATCCTCTATAATTTGTGTTATTCTTGGGTCTTTCATTATTGTGTCTATTGATACCTCAATAAAGTTTTTTGGTACATTTTGAAAACCAAATTTAGCAATTGAACGTGCAACAACATAAGCTACTTGTTTTACGTTCTTTTCTGTTTTTGGTAATGTTTGTCCTGTTTTAAAATCCCTAATAATGAAACTTTGTTTATTCATTATCCATTCTTCAATTGATGGTCTAAATTTACCACCTTTAGGAGATGCACCAGGGTTTCTATTATTAATTAACCAATAAGCGTATGTGTCTTCTAACCTCTTTCCTCCAAGTGCAGTGATTCTAATAACTTGTATTCCTTGTTTATTATCTTCCACTACTGCACCAATACTATCTCTTAATTTACCACTAGCAATACGATTGCCAGGTCCCCTTTGGAATCTACCGTAGTAATAAACTTTTTTGTTTAAACTCTCTTTTACAATCTCCGCTATAATCGGTGCTAGTGCGTCTAAGTCCATTATTCTTCAGTTGGTTCTTCAGTTGGTAATGGTGTTGGGGTTGGATAAGGAGTTGGTTCGGGAGTTATTGTATATACTATTTCCATATTATCTTACTTGTTTTACTGTTGTTATGATTGATGGTGTTGCTGGTATATTACCACTTGCAGCTTCATAATATAATTGTGCGTGACCATTAACATTCTGAAATACAATTTCATAATAGTCATTTGCTGCTGCTTGAACAATATATTCTACTGTCATAATATTTTCATCATTATTTCTTACTACTGTTTTTGTTCCTGTGTCAGCTACATTTGTACCATTCTTTTTTAACCACAAATATATAGTGTCAGTTCCACCTACTTCTTTTAATTGTGCTGAGAATGTAATTGAATAAACACCTGAGTTTGCTATAGTTAATCTTGAATTTGACGCTAATGTAACACCATTAGATATACCTGTATTGTTATAAGTTACACTACCTGAAACATTAGCACTTCCTGATTGTGTTTGAGTTGAGTAAAAATCACCAACATTAAATTGTAAGTTACCACCTACTGATAATGAACCACTTACAACTAAATCGTTTCTAATATCAGTTGCTGCATTGATTTGTAATGTTTGGTTCGCTACAGTACTATTAAATGTTCCATATAATAATGAACCACTTCTCATTGCGTTTAGATTACCTCTATTTTGATTATCAACATATAATTTATCTGAATCTTGTTCAAATCTACCAGCACCATTACCTATTGCAATATTTCCTGAACCAGTTATATTTTGAATTAATCCTGAATTACCAATACTAATATTGTTTGAACCTGATTGATTACTGAATTGACTATCATAACCAAACGCAATGTTATCAGAACCAACAGATAAAGATTGTAATGATGTTGCACCAATTGCGGTATTACCAGCACCTGTTGTATTATTTGTTAAAGATAAACGACCAATAGAAGTATTTAAATTACCTGTTGTATTACGTAGTAAAGATGAATTACCAATTGCAAGATTATCATTTGCTAAGTTATTTTGTAAAGCACTACCACCTATTGCAACGTTATTTGAACCTGACACATTATTAACCATACTATTATAACCAATAGCGGTATTACTTGTTCCTATTGTATTTGCTTGTAAAGATGATTGTCCTATTGCAACATTAAATTGTCCCGTTGTATTTGATGAAAGTGATGGACTACCAATAGCAACGTTAAATGATGCTATATTATTTTGTAAAGCACTATAACCTATTGCCACAATATTTGCACCACTTACATTTGTTTGTAAAGCGTTATTACCTATTGCAATGTTATTTAAAAATGAACCACTCTGTGATGATAAAGTACTACTATTACCAATACCAATACTATTAACATTTGCACTACCTGTCCATATTTTTAAATCATTAATTGTATTAGTTACATTTAATGAACCAGATATTAAAACTGAACCTGTAAAGTTTGAGTTATTATTATTATCAATTCTTAAAGCGTTTCTTCTATTACCTGCGTTTGTTCCTGTTCCTACAACAAATACTGTTTCTTGTGAACTTTCCTGTAATGAACCTGTTGCGTTGAATCTACCAACGAATGTTGAACCACCTATTGTTGTTGATGTGTGTGACGCTGAAACAATTAAGTTTTGTCCCAATATTGTGGTTGCAACTAAATGACCACCTGTAAATGAACCACTATATATACTATTAACTTCATTACTTCTACCATAAATAATGTTTTGTCCGAATGTTCTTCTTGTTCCACTATTAGAACCTGAAACTGTGAGACTATTAGATGCACCACCAAATGTGTTTTGACCTACTGTAATATTATTTACCGCTGTTGAAACCGATGATGAATAGTTATTTGTAACAGTTATAGCACCACCTAAATTACCTTGATAAGTTATTGATGAACTATTATGATTTAATGTTGTGGCGTTAGTAAAAACACTATTAATAATACTTGTATTAAATCCTAATGTTGTTCTACTTGCTATTGAACTAAGCGAACCTACGTTTAAATTACCAGTCATACTTACCGAACCAGATGGGTGTTGAATTGTTATTGATCCTGCACCAATATTATTACTAAAATTTGGTTTTGCTAATGATGATGTTGTAAATCCTAAATTAACATATCCACCCAATATATTACTATTCATCGTTGGTAACATCACAGATGATGTTGAAACTAATATACCATTTTGTGTTGATGGTTGTCCGAATAAAATATTATTACTACCACTTAAATACGCTTTAAATCCAAAATCTGAATTATAAGTTTCATCAGGTATTAACCCATTCATTATAATATTATTGGAACCTGTAATACTCCAACTACCACTTAAATCTGATTGAGGTGCAAATGGGTCATTACCTAAACCCATTATAATATTACCACCTGCTTGTGAACCTGTTATTCTAAATGGTACTGTTTGTCCTGATTGTGCTATAAATATATTACCACCAAAATCTGTTAATGAACCTGATATAAATTGTGATGTTGCTATTGAACCTGTTGTTATAAGTCCTGTATAATCTACAATACCACTTGTTCCTGATGTACCTGATGTTCCACTTGATTGTGCTACACCAAATTCACCTGTTGCAATTGCTTGAACATAACCAATAAAATCATTATTTGCGGTAACATCTGTACCTATTGAAAGTGTAAATCCTGATGCTGTCTTTCCTGATATTTGTACAGCTATATTCCCTGATTGACCTAAATCATAAAATTCAACACCATCTATTGTCCATTGAAAATCAATTGAATAACTTGTTGAACTGAATGGTGTACTAAATGTTATTGTTTTATTTGAATATGTACCTCCAAAAGTAAAATCTGTTTTTACTAATTGATAGTTCTTAGATAATAAACCTAACCCAACACCACTTGTTCCTGATGTTCCATCTGTACCGTTACTTCCACTTGTACCATCTGAACCTGAACTACCTGACGTACCCGATGAACCATCACTACCACTTGATCCTGAAGTACCACTAGTTCCATCTGATCCTGAAGAACCTGATGTTCCACTAGATCCATCACTTCCTGATGAACCTGATGTTCCACTAGTACCTGATGAACCATCTGAACCTGAACTACCTGATGTTCCTGAACTACCACTTGATCCTGATGTACCACTAGTTCCTGATGAACCACTAGACCCTGAAGTTCCTGAAGTTCCACTTGATCCGTTACTTCCACTCGTACCTGAAGTTCCGCTAGATCCACTAGTTCCAGATGTTCCTGAACTACCACTAGTACCTGATGTACCTGTACTACCACTAGATCCACTCGTTCCTGACGTACCAGCACTACCTGAAGAACCTGAAGTTCCACTTGTACCTGATGTACCCGCAGTACCTGAAGTTGAACCACTAAATGGTAAATTATTTATAGTGAATGAACCTGAGATATTAACTTGTGTTAAACTCATTTGTAATGGACTATCAGAACCATCACCCGCTTCTATTGTTTGTAAAGTATTTGTTAAACCTGTAGCACTATTGGTCATCTTTAACAGACCCTGAAAACTACTACTTACATATAAATTATTTAATGCACCCATATTTATTATATTAATTTTGTTTTATACATCTTCCCATTGTTCATTTATTTTTCTCCATAACCTATCAAGTTGTTCCCATGTCAAACCTGGACTAAAACTTGATATTGGTAATACACATCTATTGTAATCAAATTTCTGTTGAATTGTAACTATTAAACTCCAACCACCTAATTCTGTTTGTGTATCTTGTAATATTGGATTTAATGATGCGTTCCATAAAACCTCATAATCAGATAAGTACGCCTTAGCGTAAAAGTCTTTCATTATTTCTAATGTATCTGATAATACGTCTTGTTGATTTGATAAATCATCATCAACTCTATCCACACATCTTACATCAAAGTTTATATCTAATTGATTCTGATTCAATGTACTTGTTTCAGGTAGAAAGTATAAACGTGGATATAATGGTTCCACTTTTGTTTCTATATCATTAATCAATTGTGTCACATCACCGAACCCATAACTATTCACCTGTTCATGTGCTGCCGCAAACTCTTTCCAATCTCTTAATACTTGATAATAAGAACTGAATGAATCATCTTGACCAAAACTAAAATCATTTAATATTGGTAAATTACATGAGTTATAATCAAATGGTATTGTCAATTTAATATGAAGTGTATGACCACCAAGTATAGTATTAAACCTTTCTGTGAATGGTATTACTTCAGGTGACCAATCTCCCACCGCAATCTTACTAAAGTCTCCTTGTTCATATGTATATGATTGATAAAATACGGTAAATATATCTGACGCTAGTTCCAATGTATCAGACATAACATCATCTAAGTTGGATAAGTCATCTTCAACTCTATCCATAAACACAACACCAAAATTATAATGTATATGATTCTGATTGAATTGTACCTGTTCAGGAACAACATACATACGTGGGTATAATGGTTCCTTCTTGGTCAGTATATCGTTGGTAATCTGTGTATAGTCTCCGAACCCGAATGACTTGATCTGTTCGTGGTGATACGCAATACTACTGAAATACGTTAATAATTGTTTATAGGTTATTGTACTCATCTAATAGTAAATATATGTTTTGGTATTTCGTCTCCTGAAATTATATAATATTATTGGCCTTTTTAAATCTCTTAACTTCTTCCTTATCTTTCTCTATCAAATAGGACAACATATTTAAGGTTTCAATAATTCCTTTCTTAGCGATGCTATCGTGTCTTGTAATGTCATCATCTGCAATTCTGTTAAGAACAAGGTACCATCCGAATTTTTGTTCCATAGACTTTTCCAAATCTGTCTCCTCCATCTCCATACGAATTTGATCTGCATCCAACTTACTTTCATCCATGTCTTCAAAGATGTTGGGGTATTTCTTGAATAAATCCTTGCGAAATGAATAAAAAAAAACTGAGACCCTAAAGCGTACTCCACATTTAATTTCTCTTTGAACAACTCCGCCCGTTCCTCCATAGTGGAAACATTATATTCCTCAATATCAAATTTATGTTTACCCTTATTTTTTGTAATAGGTCTATAAAGTATTGCTGTAATAATATGTAGATAATTTAACATATCTTCAGGTTTCTTGGTCATAAGTGTATCAAGGTCAGCAAACTCTCCAAATGATATATTTTTCCATGATGGTATGAATCCATAATCAATACCTTCTAATGTAAACTTATCCGCAAACTCAGGTTCACGTGTTGGAATTATCTTTAATAGTTCCCCTGATAAGTTATTAATTATTTGTCTATTGGCCTTCATTAATAATTCCATCGGTGCACCAGTAATAATGTTGATCAACTTGATTGCAAAGTATTCATCTTGGAATAAGTCCTTAACCTTAAAAATCTTTACATAATCACCTATTGATAGGTAATACGGTAACTGATATTCTTTTCCTTCTAATTCAAATGTTATTTTTTTCATATTATCTTATATTGTTTATTGAGGTATAGTTATTTCCACCTACCACACCTATTGCGTATCTTCCTGACGCTTTTATGTTTTTTAATTCCCAATACATCCTCATCATAAGTGCATCAGATAAATCGGGTGATTTACCCAATATCCTTTTCATCTCATCCTTGGATTGTACTGAAACTTTATTATCCTTATCTGTATCTTTTAATTTTACCGCTAACAATTCCTGTGTTAATAAATCTATTACAGTTGGATCTAATATGTTTAATGATATTTTACCCTCCCTGAATAGATCTGATAATTTAACATAACACTGACTCTTTAGATTACTGAAATTTAATTTATGTAATGGTGAACTATTATTCACAAAGTTTGTTCCCCTAATCTGATCCGCAACACCTCCACCTACGCCATCACTATCTACTATAATGTTTGATGGATGTATTCCATGTTTCTCAATTAGAGACCTAATTTCGGAGGATAATTCTGTGGTTGATAACTTACTATAGACAAGACATTCCACGACAACCAGTCCAACCCAAACCATCACTACGGATCTATCGTCACCAAACCTTGCTACGTCCACTGACATATATTTCTTATCTTGTGGATTTGGTGATTGTAGGAATATAGAATTTGATATATGATCAAAGTTGAATAGACTATCTGTGTCATCCATATAATTCCAATCTCCTTCCAATAATCTCTTACGTTGTTGTGGTGGTAATTCCTTCAACATCTCAATATAACTTGGAGGTAGATGTGGGTTATCTAATGGGAGTGCTGGTACAAACGCCATATTCTCAGGTAATGTCTCATTTACAAATGGTAGATAAAAGTCCTTCTTAATCCAATTGTTTGATGGGTTACAAGTCATTAATACTTTTGGTATTAACTTATACTCATTTAACTTATATCTTATACGAGACTTTAATATTGAATAACATAACGAGGTAATCTGTGTAGCTTCATCTATGAAGACAGCGGAGACCTCCATTGATCCCAAAGAATCATAGTTAGGATCTGATGGTTGAAACGCCAAGTCCTTTAAAATAATCTCTGATTTATTACTGAATGTGATTACGTTTGACTGACCATTATAGGTGAAGTGTTCCCCTGACTTTAGTCCCATCATCTTCAATACGTCAAATAGAGTATTGAGTGTGGTTAATTTTAATTGTTGTAATACCGATCTACCTATTAATGTTCTTACGCCAGGATATTGTAGACAGACAGTAGTAATCCAGACACAACCCAACCAAGACTTTCCGCCACCGGCGGATCCACCATATACAATAATATTCGTCTTATCATCTAATAATAATTTAAAAGTATGTTTTTGTTTATCTGTTGGATTAATTTGTATTTCCATATAAAAAGTTATATGCGGATAGGTCTTCCACATCTTCGTTTAGTCCTACTTCATTATCCCATCTATCTCTATCATGTTGAATATCACAATCAACTCTTCCTCTATCACATCTTAACATCCAATCCTCTCTTGTCTTATTATGATAATGATTGATGACTGCAACATCTGATGGTCCGTTAGGATTGAATGGTCCGTGGAATTTCTTTCCGTTGGTATCCATTGCTGGTCCGTGTGTGTTATGTGGTAACATCATTCTCTCACCTGACCTTGCGTTGACTAATACCTTGATATGTTGGTCTGTATTACTATTCCTTTTTGGGAACATTTTAAGTAATGAATTACAATATCTATTCTTAAGGTCCATATTACCATAGAAGAACCAATTCAATCCAATTACATTAGTCTTATCCTTATACTCGTCAATTAGTTCCTTGATGTTGTTATGTTTCTTTAATACAATAAACTCATCACAGTCTATGAACGCAATCCAATCATATTCTGTATTGTTATGTAAAAATGTATTGTATATTGGTATTTGTACTGAACTACCATCCCATATTTCTTTTTGTAGGTATGGTTTCTCAATACTACATCTCCAATCGTTCTGATACATGATGATCTTATCAAATCCTAATTTGTGGTTATACTCCAACCATTCTTCTAAGTAATGGTCCTCCCACTTTGCTACACATACGAGTGCTACTTTAATTTCTTTCATACATCCTTGATGGTTTGTAATTTTTATTAGAGTTATTATGTTCTAAGTGAACAAACATTAAATCTTTGGGTAACATCTTCCAACAGAAATAGGAGTTATTGAATGATGATGTGTTCCCGTCAAACGATACTTTCTTATCTACTATTAATAGTTGTAATTCTTTATCCAAGAAAAACTCACCCACTTCCTGATAATTTAATATAGGTAGTCCCAATATCATTGCAAAAGGTTTCCCCAATTTATATAATCTATCCAATACTTCTAATTTACGGGTAAAGGGTGGATTTGAAACCACACAATCATAGTATGGGGGTTCATATTCAAAAAAGTCATAACCATCTTCTATATGTCCGTAAATCACTTTATGACCCTGTTTGGTTATTTGTTGTACAAACTCTGATTCAAATTTATCAAATGGACACCATACAACACTATTCGGTTTTATATATTGTAGGATTGGTTCAACCAATATTGATGGAGTATAATATTCATCCTTATAATTCATCCTATAATATTCAGTATTAATTGTGGACATATAATATTTTATCTACATGGATTATCTTCCCTTCAGGGAATCTTGCAAGGTATTCTTCCACAAAGTAATAGTCCGCTTGTTCTAAGTTTTCTTTTAAACTTAATTTCTGTGCGTTGAATGTTCGTACCATAAAGTTTCCAATATCAATCTTACCAAATTCTATTGCACATTGAATTGGAATGTAATCATCATTCACCCAATTATGGACCATATTACAAAATACAAAATGAACATCATCTCTACCTTTAACTGATAATAAGAAGTTTTCTACAAATGTTGGTGCGTAATAATTATCTTCCCCTGTCATAACCACCCATTCTTCTGTTGCTGCTTTCATTCCAATATTACGTGGTGTATGTCCCCAATCATTATATCTAATCTTAGTTGCTGTAAACTTAATCTTATCCTTAAACTCATCAAAGAACGCAATAATATCTAAATATCTTTCTTTAACTTCTTCAGGTGGTGCGTCAGCAACAACGTGTATGGTCCAATTGGGATTTGTCTGTGCAACGATTGAACTGATGACTGTTATTAGTAGGTCCACCCTTTTATGTGTGGGTATCACAAATTCTATCTTATCCATTCTATAAATATTTTATCCAACTTCCGTCTTTAAAAGTTTTATCTGGTTTACCTAACACCTCGTCTACTGCCTTCATAACTCCTGACCAACCCTGAACGTAATCGTGACCACCAATTACTCCACCTTTCTTTATAAATGGTAGATAGTTCTGTATATCCTTTTTTACTTGGTCATAGGTATGTACACCATCAATATAAACAAAATCAAACTCATTATACTTTAATACTTTGTATCCTTCGTCTGAGGTAATCTTAAGTGTTTTAATATTTGTATAATCTTTAGTTCTTTCTATATAAGTTTCATATACATTACTAAAATCAAATTGATATGATGTTGTGTCTCCATTATCATACCCCTCCATAAACGGGTCTATTGCTGTAACAGAACCAAATGATTGTGCAAACAATACTGTACTCTCACCAACGAATGAACCAATCTCAATCATTCTTTTGTCGGAGTTGTCCCCCAATTCTTTTATCAGGTCTAATAAGGCTTCAGTTGATACTTTGTCTCTCATCCAAGTTTGTTCTTTATTTGTTATGTGTTTCATATTTTCTTCTATTATTATTTTGTTGTTGAGATGTTGCCCATCTACAATTAGTTGGTTCATAATTACCGTTCACATCAATTCTATCTATTGTTGTTCCTAAAGGTCTATCTCCCATATCTTTATAAAAGTTTTTAAATGAATTAATCCATCTTTCACAAATTGTGATGCCACGACCACCATAAATTGGATATTTGTTATGTTTAGGATTTAGACAACGTTGTTTCATACTTGCCCAAGTTGTGTATTCTCGTGTCCAATTATTATTTGTTGTATGATTATGTTTAGTAAAATTATTAACATATGATTTTGACGCTTTTTCTTTTTGAAGACACCCACAAGATTTAGTTTTACCTTGTTTTAATGCATATAATCTAACATCTCTTATTGTTCCACAATCACATATACATGTAACCATTTCCACTTTTCTATTTTGTGAATTAATAATTGTTCTTGATGTTTTAAGAACCTGCCACCTTTCAAATCTTTCCATTTACGAAATTTTACTATCATTAATATACAAAAAAAAGTTAATCATTCAAATTAATATTGATACTAATAGGTGACCCACCACTCATTACATCAATTTTCTTCGGACCCTCCAATGAATGTATTTTTGCAATATCCTGTAACACCTCACGCTCAACCCTACGATTATTACTTTCCCTACAACGCCTAAGAAGGTCATACAATTGATTAAGGTGGTTTTCCAATATTTCATCCTGATTTTCTTTATATCTTTCTTTAAGACGTTTACGTGCTTCCGACCATAAGTTCTCTGCCTGTCTTGTTGTTATATCAAATTCCTTAGCAGCCTGATTTTTAAACTCATCATAACTAAGATGATCATATAACATTAGATAGAACACACGTTCCATTATTTGTTCAAACTGTATTTCATTTGTCTTTCTTCCTTTTTTATTTTCCATATAAATGTAATCTAAAGCGACGAGCCTGTTTATTTGTGCATGATCTACATCCCCAATCAAAGTCCTCATTAAATAAGAATTGATATACCTTACTGATAAACTCCTTCTTATCTTCTTTAACTCCTAATATGGATGTTAGTTCTGCGTATGCTATTTTAATATCATCCTGTGTTGGGATGAATATATCTTCTAATTCAAATGGTAATGGTGGGTTCTCTACTACTACCTCTTTCTTTTTTTTACAACTGGCACACCCACGTTTCTTTTTACTTGGGTTCTCAATTGCGTTTAGTTTTAATTTCTCCAATCTATCTAATTCTTTATTCTCCATCTTCTATTGGTTCTATTATATCTATGTTATTGAAGTGATCTATTTCTTCATCTGTTAGTTCCACAATTTCTTCAGGTAATGGTATTGGTTCAGGTGTTGGTTGATTCCTATTCTTTTTACAGTTACATCCCATATTACTTATTTAATTTTCTAAATGTATTTTGTTTTATTACTTGTTTGGTCTCCTTAATGTACCTTGCAATGGATGTTAGAGGTATTTTTGTATCCGTTGATACTTTCTTTAAACTACCTAATACCATATACTTCTCAAATATTATTTTATGAAACCAATTCATCTCAGTAAATTCTGTTTCAATTATTTCTAATATGTGATGTTGTTTAAATACATCATCAGTATCAATTAGATTACTCACCTCAAACAATTCATTGTATAATGTACTTTCCCTTCTTACCTTACGATAAAATGGAGATGTTTTAGAATACCAAT